AATGTTGATAGAGAGAAACAGTCATTAGTGCGTTATCGTCTATGGACAAGGTATGAGTGGATTCTGTATGATTCTGAATATAACGAAATAGCTAAAGAAGTTCATAATCTTGGGTTTGTCCCTATCGTTTGTATATTTGATAAGCCAAGTAAGAAAGTAAGAAACTTTTAGGCATCAGCACTTTAGCAGATATAGCTTTTATAGCAAGGGATATTTACAATTCTTGTTCTGAATTAAAACAGATTTTGCGCAACCAGACTTTTGCGTTTCTTGCTATTCAGGGTGATTCTTCTGAATATGATGAGCTTTCAGTAGGAACGGGAAAGGGCTTATTGTATCCAGCAGACAGAAATAAGCCCGAATATATTTCTCCACCCTCGACTAATGCAGAGGTATATTTCTCCCATATTGATAGACAGATTTCAAAGATATTTCAACTTGCAAAATTAGAGGGTGGTTCAGTCCAACCAGTAAACCAATCCGCAGTAGAACAATCCGGGGTATCTAAAGCATGGGATTTTAACCAGACAAATTCAGCTCTTGCAAAGAAAGCAAGCAACCTTGAAGACGGTGAACTAAAGTTATGGAAAATGTTTGCGTCTTGGCAGGGAAAAGATTTTAACGGTTCAATAACTTATCCAAACGAATTTTCAATTCAAAGTCTAAAATCCGACCTTGATGAAGTAGAACAGTCGGCAAGGGTTAATTTGGGAAAGACTTTTAATATAGAGGTTAAAAAGGCAATCATACAGAAGAAGTTTCCGAGGTTGCCGGATGATAAGTTAAGTAAGATTTTCAAGGAGATTGAAGATAACGAAGGAAAAGGTGAAGGCGGCCGCCTAATAGACAGGATTCCTTCATTAGCGGAAAGATTAGCCGCGAAAAACAATAACGCCAACTCTGGCGGTAAAAAGGAGGTAGTAAATGCTTAAGTTTGGTTTGTGGGGTGTATTCTTGCATTTTTTGATGTTGTCTATCCTTGAGTTAGGTAACAGGGGTGAGGTTGGTAAAGAAGGTACAGATGATAAAAGCAAAGCTACTTTTACTTCGGAACAGCAAGAGGCTGTCAATGCCATTGTTCAAGAACGCTTGGCGCGCGAAAGGGATAAATACAAAGACTATGATTCATTGGTAAGGTTTAAGGAAGATCATCAGAAGGAACTTGATGCGCGAGCGCAAAAGGAATTAGAAGATAGGAAAGAATATGAAAAGGCAAAAGAGGGTTACGAAACAAAAATAAAAGAAAGAGATGTAGTTATTACTTCTAAAGATCAAGCGTTACTTGATATGCGCATAAGCCATACTCTGAATAATGAGTTATTGAAACAGAATGCTTATATCGAAGAAGCGATTGCGTTACTTAAAAGTTCTGTTATTTCTCAAGATGGTGGTTTGTATATTAAAAGTAAAGACGCAAATAACATAGATGTCAATTTGACGATTGAAGAAGGAGTTAAGCAGTTCTTAGCGAAAAGACCGCATTTAGTCAAAGCGCAAGCTCGACCAGGTGCGGGAACGCCGCCCGCAGGCGGTAGCGGTGGAGATAATGGCGCGGGTAGTGGAGTAGATGACCTCATGAAGCTCAACGATGAATATGCAGTTGCTTTTTCAAAAGGCGACTACAAGAGGGCGAGGGAATTGAAAGTGAAGATACAGGGAATCTTGACCTCGAAGAACATCAGCAGAAGTATCTGATGTCTAAACTTTTAAAAATAACAAGGAAAGGAGGATACATTCATGGCTGATACTACCATTACTACTTTAGCTGAAACTATTCCTACGATAGTAGCAAGCGCCCTCTTGGAACTTGAGGAAGGGGATGTTGTAAGGCCTTTAGTAACACAGGTCGGTTTCCCTGGTGCTGGTGTTGTGCATCAGACACCCTTCGTTCAAAAGTTAACTTCTGAAGCCGATGATTCTTTAGCATCACAGGCTTTAGATTCAGGAACTAATGACGAAACCTCGCCAAGTCAGGCGACTGTTGGCGTTCATGGTGCTTATGTCCAGTTGAAAGAACTGGCCGCATTAGCAACTGTGGATGACATGGCGGCTGTTGCGGGAAAACTGATAGGTCAATGCGTGGTAACAAGACGCGATAAGGATTTAGTCGCTTTGTTTGCTTCGCTTACGACTAATCAGGGTGGTGCTTTAACTGATATTGCCCCGGCTGACCTTTACGATGCCTATGGTTCTTTAAGAGCCTATTTTGCTCCGTTGCCTTACCATTTGGTATTGCATCCATTACAGATATGGAGTGCCGTAGGTTTGATTAGCTTGTTTGATAATTCAAGTGATGCTATTCAGACACAAGGCCCCGGAACCGTTGGTGAAGATTTTGCTCGCTACGGTTTCGCTGGCATGGCTTTAGGTTTCAACCTCTGGGTAGATGCAAATATAACCCTAACCTCTAATAATGGTTCAGGGGCCGCATTTCTCAAGAAGCTATTAAATATGTTTCTAAAAGAGGTTTCCAGATTGCTATTGATCCTGATGTTAGCGAAGTTGCTACAAAGATTGTAGGAACTGAGATTTGGGGTGAAGCAATCTTACGCAACAAGCACGGAAACGAAATGCAATTTGATACTGTCTAATGACAGGATAGATACTTATGCCGGGGGAAGATGAACAACATCTTCCCCCGGTTACAAGGCAAAAAAGGAGAAATAGAAATGGCAAGAAAAAAAGCAGTTATAGTAGGAATTGGTGAAGTGGTGGGAGAAAGTAAAGAAAGAAGCTTAGATGAGATTATCGCTGAGAATAAAAATTTACGGGAAACCATAGAGAGATTGGGGTCAACCGAACAAGTCCAAGATACTACGCTGATGCGCTATATGGATGAAATTAACAAGATAACCAAGAAGGCGCGGGTTGAAAGCGACAAAATAAAGGTTATTGAAATAACAGACCATAAAAACATATCTCTTTGGACTAAGGATGGAAAACGTATCGGGCCTTTACATAGGGATAATGCCATAGCGACGCTAAAGAGATTCTTTGAATTGGGGATTATGCTTTCATCGGAACAGCCTACCTCAGAAGAAATAGAAGCATATATGCAGACCGATGAATATAAGATTGTGTATGCAAAATTTATGGAATCAAGAAGGATTAAGGATAAATCCCGTAAAGCTGGGCAAATGCAGAAGTTGGCCGAAGAAATAGCCAAGATAACAGGTTCTACCGTTGATGCTATCAACCATGTATTAAAATTCCACGAGGTAAAGCAGTTATCGGCAGGAAGATAAGTTATGAGTAGTGTAGTGTTGATTGGTGAAAGTCAAGAAAAAATTTTAGGCGGGACACCTTATTATAAACGAAAAATAAAGTGTCCCGCACACTACCTTATTCCTCCCAATGTTGATATTTACAAGAGAGAGCCGGTTAATGAATTAAGGAATGTAAGCAGGGGGATAATCCAGGAATATAAATTAAAAAGATACCGACGTAAGAAAGATATATTCGGCAGACCCATAATTGATTGGAAGAAACTTTATGAATTAAAAGCAAAGGGAATAGTTAAGCAACCTATGGTAAGTGCCTCTTTTGCTATTGAAAACATATACGATTCTAAAAGTATCATTTGTAGGATGTGCCGTAAGCGTTGCATGGAAGGTAAAGGAAAGATAACGGAAACGACCATTAAAAGGCTTAATGGATGACAAAAGTAGTCAAATCAAATATATCAAGAAAAGTTGTAAGCACAAAGATTAAAGGAATGAATATGGATACCTCGCGTTTTAGATGGCATAAGACACCTACGCCAACGACAAATGGCGCGCAAAAAGTATTTACCTTGCCGGATAGCGAAGAATATGTTTCTGGTTTGCTTGAGGTTTTTTTAGACGGCTTATTACAAATTAAAGATGTAGATTATACAGAAACCTCATCTACAGCCTTTACTATGACAAATGCGCCTGATGCTGATGAGGTGCTAATCATTAACTATATAAAAACATCATGAAAAAGATAGTATCTTTTTTGGCAGTTTTGCTTTTGCCCATATATCTTTTTGCCGCAGAGCCAAAGGCAAATAAGATTAGGGTTGATGATACTGGTTCGTATTTTACGGGTGAAACAGTTGAATCAGTATTACAGGAAATCGGCGCAAAAGATTTCTTTGGTATAACCTCTACCGATATATCAAATTGGGATACAGCTTTCGGTTGGGGCGACCATTCAGCACAGAATTATTTAGATAAAGATACAGACACTACCGATGATTTAGACGAAGGTTCAACTAATCTCTACTATACTGACGAAAGAAGCCAGGATGCGATAGGTAGTATTTTAGATAATGGGACTACCGGCGATATAGTATTCAGTTATGATGATTCAACCCCTAAAATATCAGCAACGGTAAAAGATAATAGCCATAACCATACCGGCGCGACTATTTCAGGAATTGATGTTTCAGACGATACAAACCTTTCCGCAACAAGCCCAATTACCTTAACCGATGATACCGTTGGCATAACAGTAGCAAAGGATATTACCGTATCGGGAACAGGAATGTCGGGCGGTGCTAATGATGTTTTGCCAGGGGTTGACGCAGATATAAACATAGCTTTAGAAACCTCTAAAGATATTGTTGCAGGGGCCGGTTTATCTGGTGGTGAAGATAATGTATTACCCGGAACTGACGCAGATGTAACACTAAATTTTGACCCTACCGAATTAAACGCTTTGACTTGGGGGGATGGAACACAGGCATCTTTTTCTTGGGGATTTAACCTATCCGGCACAGATGACACTATAGCCTTCGGTTCTGATTTAATCACCCTTTCAAATTCATTTACCATAATAACAGGTAAAAACATAACTTTAGGCACAACTCAATGGAACTCTGGCGATGCGATAGATGCAACTAAAGTAGCCAATGCTGACTTGGGAGATATTGGGGTTTCTTCGGGTATCTGGATCGTAGAGGACGATTCGCACGCACACACAGGATCAACTATTTCCGGGCTTTCTGTTTCCGATTTTACTTCAGCAAATATATCTCAATGGACAAATGATTCGGGCTATCTTACAGCAGAAGTTGATGGCTCTATTACAAACGAAATACAAGATTTATCAAAGATAGAAGATACCTTAAGTCTGTCTGGTGATGCTACTTCTGTAGATTTATCAGAGTATTATAATTCTCTTACTGATTTACAAGGGGCCGTAACTAATGATTTCCACAATTTAGGAGGTACAGATTTAATAGATGACAGCGTTTCGGGATCAGAACTTGATGGGGTATTTTCAAGCAACGGCTTATTAAAACGCACAGGTTCAACAACTTACACAGTAACGACAGATAATTCATCAAATTGGAATACCGCCTTTGGCTGGGGAAATCACGCTTCGGCCGGGTACCTTACTTCAGAAAGCGACCCTCTCTTTACGGCCTGGGATAAGGACTACACAGACCTTATAAATAAGCCTACGATACCTTCAAATGAAGAAGGTGCGGCAAATAGCTTCCTGACCGTTTATAATTCAACTACAGGGGCATTCTCAAAGGCAAGACCGACTTGGGCGAACATAGATAAGACAACCTCGAGCATAGCGGACATTACCACAAAGTCGCATACCGCTTTAACCGATATTGGCACAAACACCCACGCCCAGATAGATACAGCATTAGGCACTACTATACCTGCCACCTATTTGAAACTTGACCAGACTTCTGCCCAGACCGTTACCGCCTCGCCTATTCTAAATTGGCTTACGGCCTCAGAACTTTTAGCTACAGATGCAAACAAGAAACTTGTATCTTTAGCAGTAGCGACTTATCCATCCTTGACTGAATTATCTTATGTCAGAGGCGTTACTTCAGCGATACAGGCACAGCTAAATGCCAAACAAAACGCAATGACTAAAGCCACAGGAAGCGACATCAACACAGGCACGGATGATGCTAAATATGTAACAAGTAAGGCGATTGCGGATAGCACACTTCCTAAAGGCGATGGCACAGTCAATCCCACCAATCTACTCTCCAACGATGGTTTTGAGTTTTGGAGTGCAGGAACGAGTGTTGCTCCTGATGGGTGGACTTTTGCTGGAGGAACTAATGGGGCAATAGCACAAGAAGGAACTACTAAAAAATTGGATAGTTATTCTGTAAAGATGACGGTCGGTAGTTCGGGGACTATAAACGCTTATTCCTATCAGAGTATTCCTAATTATCTTAATTACGCAGGAAGAAAAGTTACCTTTGGAATATGGGTAAAATCTGCTACTGCCAACAGTTATATTTACATAGATGATGGAACAAGTTCAAGCACAGTAGCTCATTTAGGAAGTAATAATTGGGAATTTTTAACAGTAACAAAAACCATACAAGCTTCTCCTTCTTTCTTACAAGTTTATATCAGGAATGATACTGCGAGTGAGGTATTTTATGCTGACGGAGCAATACTCGTAGAAGGTTCAAGTGCGTTTGCGTCCAGTCCGAAGCCAATCATATCAGGAATAAATCCAGAAACTAATCCTGTTACATTTGGCGGTAACGTCGGCATCGGGACAGCAGCACCTGAAGCGAAATTGCATGTCATTGGAGAAATATGGGGGGTACAGAATACTGCAGAGACAAGGATTATTGTTGGGGATTCTACAGCATCGTCACATTATTGTTCCCTGACGTGGAATAAAGCTGGTGGATATTTTGGATTAGGTGGTTCATCTTATCCATATACATTGGTAGGTACAAATGCTGATAATGTCGGTATCGGGACGACGACGCCAGCTGCCAAATTCGAGATAGAGCAACTTGCTAACGCCCTTGCCTGCCTGGTGGATAATGATGGAACAGATATGGGGTTACAGATTGCCCAAGACGGCGTATTAGCCTCTTCTAAATACGGGCTTTTTGTTCATTCCAATGCCATACAGGTTAACTCGCCAATCCTCAAATGCCATCAGGACAACATCTCCTCCACTCAAGATATGGCTTCTTTTGACAATGACGGAACAGGACACGGAATGGGAATATGGCAATGGGGAGTATTAGCTGCCACCAAATCCGCACTGATAGTTTACACTGATGCAAATCAATCAACCTCGGCAAATGGTTTGGTGAGGATATTCCAAGACCACGCTTCTTCCTCACAACCTACTCTTGAAATAGATAATGACGGTTCTGGCGACGATATTATTACTGACAGCGGGGCAAAACTTACTGCTGCGGGCGTATGGACAGACGCACCTTGCACTTTTGCTGAGAAATTAAATACCAGCATAGTAAACACTTCTGGTTATATTGATAAGTTAAAGAACTTGAAGATTTATACCTACCAGAAGAAACGAGAAGTCTATGGCGGCAAAGAGGATGTACTTTCTGCTACCTTTGAGCAGGTGTCCGACGAGTATGGAGAAGTAGAGGTAGAAGTTAATGGAAAGAAAAAAAAGCAACAAAAATTAAAAGTTAATCCCGCAGAATATACTGAATTTAAGGGCGATAAGAAATATCGCATTAAGAATAAGAAACGTTATGAGGTTATAAGTGAAGAATATCCAACTCAAAAGAAAAATCCTGATGCTCCATATCATTTAGGATATATTCTTGATGATGTTTCTACTCCGGAAGAATTGATTGCTCGTAATCCTGATGGAAGTATTGCAGGTATATCATCAGCGCAGGGGGTAAACTTCCTGCTGGCAGTAGTGAAAGAACAACAGAATAAGATAGATGAGTTAGAGGCGAGGATAGATAAGTTGGAGAAAAATTAGTTATGGATACTATAATCAAGATTTTTGAGAAATATGGCCTTATTGGATTAATAGTTGGAACACTTTTTTGGATGGCTTGGCGACGAGATATATGGATTATGGCATTTGTAAAAGAAATAACGCAAAGGCATATCGACGAACGTAAGGTTTGGTTAGAAAAAGAAGAAGAAAAAACAAAGACTATTTCTGAACTAACTAATAGTATAAAACGGCATGATGAGAGAGCTGAAGAAAGAGGTAAGTTTGTTCGTAAAGAACATGAACAGATGATTCAATCTCTCGGCAGGATAAATGGATATAAGTACTAATGAAGTGCGATAAGTGTGGTTCGAAAAATGTTAAGTGGATTGTTACCAAGAAATTAGAGTATTTTGTAACTGTTCTTCGTTGTGAAGATTGCGGTTATGATAGGTTGCCGACGATAGCAGAGAGAAGAAGCTTTGAATAGCAGAAAGGCTTAAGTATGAAACAACAATTCTTAAAAGCGAAAATAGATACTATAAGATTGACAATTTACGATAATAACAGACCAATAATCCCCACATCTGCTTATATTACTCTATATGAACCAGATGGGACAACAGAGTTGCAGGCAAGAACCGCCGCTTCTATTGATACAGATACCGGAGAGATGACTTATGCCCTTACCGCTACGCACACAGCAGATCACGATTTGAATTATAAAGTGGTATGGGAATATGTCTATAACGGAACTACTTATTATGAAATCCAACTTTTCGATGTAGTAAAAAGCATATTATCAATACCGATTACTGATATTGATATTTACGATGAGTTAGAAAGCCTGCGTAAAGCAAATATGCAAGCTACTGGCACAGCTACGGCAGGTGCATCCGGGACTTTAACCGATACCACAAGGCGTAAAGAGGATGACGATTATTGGAAGGGCGGTGTAATAGAGATAATTGCAGGAACGGGTGTAGGACAAAAAAGAGATATTACTGGATTTACTCAATCAACTGGCGTAATTGCCATAACTCCTAATTGGGCTACTAACCCGGATACGACAAGCGTTTACCATATAGTTAAGTCGTTTTCTAACAAAATACAACAGAGTTTTAAGAAGTTAGAAACTATGCTCTATGATAAGGGCAAGCGCGATTCGCTTATTCTGGAAAGTTCACAAATAGAAATACCTTTATTATATCTGACTGTTCATTTTATCTGCCTCGACCTTATGGATGAGGTAAACGACAAATGGGATATGCTTGCAAGGTCTTATTGGGATAAGTTTCAGGCCGCATTTAATAGTTTGACCCTTGAATATGATGAGGATGAATCCGGAGCAATAGACGAAAGCGAAGAAGTACATAAACCGAATGAGTTGAGAATAGGTAGGGCATAATGAAGTTATCCGTCAATATTTTATCCTGGAATTGTTTTGATGTCTTGCGTCAAACTATACATAACCTTGCTAATGACTTAAAAGATATTGAACATGAGGTAATTATTGTAGATAACGGCTCTACTGATGGCTCTCAAGAATTGGCTACGATACGGAATACTAAAAATGTCGGAATATCTATTGCTAAAAATCAAGGGATAGATGCAAGCAGGGGAGAATACATACTCTTGATTGATAGTGATGTTTTATATGTCAGGAATAGTATTAGGTGTTTTATAAATTGGCTTGAGCAGAACCCAAACGAATACGCAATAGGTTTTTATCGTAATAAGTTCTCGAATCAGAAAAATAATGGTAAGCAGGTATTCTACGAGGATTTTTGTTATATGCTTCATAGCCCGGTAGTTTACGATTCAGTATGCCTTTATTACGGGATGTTCAGGAAGTCTATGTTTGATTTAGGTATAAAGCTTATTACTGATAGCCCATTTAATAAGGCTGGCTATGGATGGGAAGATACAGATTTATTTTTGCAAATGAGAGATAGAAGGATAAATCAATGGGTGGCAGGGTTAAATTCTCCTATTGGCAGGTATTACCATGAAATAAATTCGTCTATCCGACAGATGGGGCATGAGGAATATATTAATACTTCACAAGAAAGAGCTAAATGCTTTAACGAGAAATGGACAAGCTAATCAATAAGCATATAGATAGTTTGGAGGAATTAGAGGGGGAAATCAACAGAATAATAGATTCCATTATAGACGATATAGATATAAATGCTCTGGTAAAAAACCCAAATGCTGAATTAGATAGAGTGAAAGAAGAAACAAAAGAATTGTTTTTGAATGAATACGCTCCACAGGCCATTGAACTTGGTTTTGATTTAGCACAAGAAATACAGAAAAGGATAAAAAACGATAAGGATATTGTCGTTGAAAATACGGATAATCCTAAGCTAAACGCAGATGATAAAAGCAAAGATAAGAAGCAAGATTAACTTTCCAAGTTTTGCTGTATTACAAGACGATCTTGATAATATAGCCCAACGCATCATTATACCTGATATACAGAAAGGTATTCATGCCGGAGAAGCAATAAATGGCGGTAATTTACCCCAGAATGAGCCAGCAACGATAATGCGCAAGGGGGACAATAGGCCTTTAATAGAAACAGGTCGCCTTTTAGGTTCTTTCTTATCAATACGGAAGGGGAAAAGCACGGTTATAGTAACGATAGGGCCGGAAAGAAAAGAGATAGCAAGGCATTTACAGATTGAGGGTATCCAATCAAAAATCGGTAAGAAGTTTTATAAATTCTTTGGTATATCCAAAGACGCAGAAACAATAACGATAACATTTATGAAAAGACGCATAGCGGAGGCAATTCAAAATGCCAGATAGAGATATTTTAGAAGTAGGTTCTGACAGGGAAATGGAAACTTTAGATATAGCGCTGACTGCTAAAGTATCGCGCTCTGCGATAAGTCTTGAGGAATACATAAATATCCGATTAACGCAAGGGGTAGCAATAGCGGTAATTAAGGATGAATTATTGACAGACCTTGAAGAAGGCGGAAGGATTTTTGGCGAATTTCGTAATGCTATGAAAGTTACCTATGTTGGTTCTTTAATGCGCTTTAGGGATACTGTACAAATAGCTGAATTAGGCATTGATACTAAATATCGCTGGGTAGCGGTTCTTATAAATACTTGCCCGGATTGTCTTGAACGACATGGCAATATCGCTACTTGGGAACAATGGGAATCAGAGGGACTACCGAGAACGGGGCAGACTGTTTGCAAAGAAAATTGCAAATGCGTATTGATACCAGAGGCGGCAACTAAAATAAGTCCAATATATAGGGGTTAATATGAGTTATACAACGGTAAAAGACGGGATTGCTTTAAGGTTAAAGGGTTTAGGCCTTGCTGAATCACAGACGGTTGATTATAAAGATTCACCTTCAAACGAATATAACAATACTTTCATTATTAAATCATTATCCGGCGTTATGGATGAGGCAGAATCAGAAACCCTGATTGATAGATTTTATGATGTTCAGGAGTGGCAGGTACAGGTTGCTTTTGCTAAATCTGCTCAAAACGACATCGTTAATCTCGACGAATTAAATAGAAAAAAAGACGCTATCCTTAAAGACATTGACAAACCCGCTAATTGGTCAAGTTTTGTGAGGATTTTAAAATATAAGAACTGGGTAGTTACGGAACAACCAAATTACTTTTTATTAACGATCAACTTAAAAGTAGTAGATATATATATCTACTAACAAGGAGGTAAAAAATGAGTTTACTTACTAAAAAAACGGTATTACTGGCGAAGATAGAATCTTCTTATGGTTCTGACCCTACGCCGACAGAAGCCGCAAATTCGGTTATCGCTTATGATCCAGAGATTACTATAAGTTCTGACATAAAAGAACGCTATCCAGCTCATGCCGACCTTTCGCGATTTCCTGAATTACGCGGCAAAACTAACTTTGAACTAAAGTTTTCTACCGAATTAAATGGTTCAGGAACAGCAGGGACAGCCTCAAGACAAAGCCCATTATTCCAGGCCTGCGGCTTAAGTGAAACCATTGTAAGTTCGATAAGCGTAACCCATGCACCTTTATCAGCAAGCATGAAAAGTTGTACGATTTGGATTTACATTGATGGTTTGCTTTATAAGCTCAATGGTTGCATAGGTGATCTTGAAATTGACTTATCTGCTGGCGAAATGGGAAAGATTAATTGGACATTCAAGGGTATATACAATCTTCCTACGGATTCAGCCATTGTAACTCCGACCTATGATTCAGTTACGCCTAATATCGTTAAGGGTGCTGTTATGACCTTCGGTAGTTATTCGGCGATAATCGAAAAGTTAAGCCTAAAACTTAACAATGAGATAACGGAAAGACCTGATTTCAACACAACCGAAGGCATAAAGGGTTATCTGGTTACAGGCCGCAACCCGGAAGGTTCAATGACTATTGAAGCGGTGTTAAGGGCAACCTCTAATGCCGACTTTCTTGATTATTTCCATAGTCGTACAGTTAAATCTCTTTCTTTTGTTCTGGGTGCGACAGCTGGCAATATCGTTACCATAATAGCTTCTTATGGCTATTGCAGAGCGCCTAAACTTGGCGATAGGGGTGGTGTAAGGACTTTTGAGATTCCATTCCAATTAGCAAGAAGCTCTGGAAACGATGAATTGAGTATAGTCTTAACCTGACGATAGACTTATTAACCACTCTTACAAGGAGGTAAAATATGGGAATTAGGGCAATTAGTTTAGCCGAAACAAAAGAGATCATTAGCCAATTTGACAAGGAAAATCCAAAAACAAAGTGGATAATCGGTCCTTTAGATTCCGAGATTTACGATTTAATCGGTGAAGATAAAAACCCATTACGTATTATGTCTGATGCTGTAAGATTTGGCCTTAGGGGTTTTGAAAACTTTACCGACGCAGAAGGTAAACCGGTTAAGTTTGATACAGTTTCGAGGACTTATGGATTATATAACTATAAGGTTGTATCCGACAGCATTATGAAAATAATACCTCCGCAGGTTAAGACTGAATTAGGTGCGGAGATATTAAAAATATCCAGGTTAAGTGAGGAAGAAGCAAAAAACTCGTAACGGCCGCTTGGATTCCATATCTTGAGCTTAATTGCGATAAGTGTTCAGACGGCCAGAAAAGATTTAATGGTTGTGAGGAAGATAGTCCAATTCCCGAAAGATGGAATGTAAGAGCTTGGGTTTTTCAGCGATGCCCGGTAAAACTCATAACACCGCAGACACAGCAATATATACGGGCATATAATTTAATGCAACAAGGAATACTGCCATATAACCGAGGATGGTTAGGACAAAGCAATAAGTTTATTGAGGCGATGACTATATTAGATACTGAAATAAAGTTTTTGGATAAGAAGATGCAGGACAGGATGAAGAAATGAATATTTATTCTGGTAGTAATATACACTTACAGTCATTGAGGTCTTTGGGTGATATGTCTTCTTTTAGGCGGTATTTTATGTATTCTTCAAGGCTGGTTGGTTTTTTGGATAGTTTATTTTTGAGGGTTAAAAATAGTTTTTTGAGCAAAAATTATTTTTTATCCTTGAGGATATTTTTTATTTCAGTAAGAAGATTTATCGCCTCGTTGATACGGAAAAACCATAACCAAACAGCTCGTAATAAGAAGGTTGCTATAACTATTCCTCCTATTATTACTATTGTGGGTATTAGTATAGATAGAGTTGTTTCTAACATATTTAAGCTCCTTTCATTTTTAAAGTATAACATATTTTTATATGTTAAGTCAAGGGGTAATTAATGTCTAATGATAATGAATTAGAGATAGTCCTTAAGTTAGTAGATGAGGCTTCAGGTAAGTTAAAAGAGATTATAGCGGGAGTTAAAAAGGATACAGAAGGTATTGGTAAAGAATCCGATAAAGCAGCCAAGACTATCGGTGAAAAGTTCAAGGATGCAGGCAAGGCGATAAAAGAATTACGTAGGGAAATGTTTGCCGTTACGATTGTTGCAACTGCTTTATATATGAGTATTAAAGAATATGCGAAATATAACTATGAAGCTAATTTGAGCGTGCAAAAGTTCGAAAAGGGTTTGTCTTTATTGAAAGTTACGTTGGGGGGGGTGGTTTATGAATTTTTGAAAACGGGAAGTCTGTTGGGAACTATGAAGAACATAATAGCATCATCGGATAATATTACCTCATTTGTTTTAGCTTCAAAGATTATGGATGCAAATAATGAGTTAAAAGACTTCAAGCGTGGTTTGGAAGAAATAAATATACTTTATCTCACTGGGCAGATGTCGGCACAGCAATACTATAATATAATCTCGTCGAATAATGTCGCTAATTATCAAACTATGCAAATGCAGATGACCTTAATGCAACAAATGGCGCAACAAGAAAACCTTATGAATAATCAATCGTTAATGGATTATTCAACGAATATACAATCAAGGATGGGTTTATTAAAGACATTACAGCAATATCATCATACTGCGTATTCAACAATGATGGATTTTGCAAATATGTCTATTCAGAAAATATCAACTGGTATGGGTTCTGCCGTAAGTTCAATAGTTACTGGAACCAAAAAAGCAAGCGAGGCTTGGAAAGAATTTGGTAAATCAATGATTGCCGCAGTAGTTGAATTTGTTGTCGAGTATGCGGCCCAAATGATGATTGCTTGGGCCTTAAGCAAAGTGATAGTGGCTTCTACGATAGCACAAGCCGCCGCTATTGCTACCGCTTGGTTTCCTGCGGCCCTCTTTGCTTCGATTGCGACTTTAGGTTCTGCTTCTGCCGCAGGTGTAGCAGGTATGGCGGCTGCGACAACTGCCGGGGCTACTTTAGCAACATCGACTATTGCAACAGCAATTCAAACCGCGATGACCGTTGGCACTCAGGAATTTGCAAGTGGCGGTTGGATAAACGAACCAATCTACGGCATAGGCGCATCTGGCAAAAGATATACTTTTGGAGAAAGAGGCTCTGAATATGTCATCCCAAATAATCGCTTAAATAGTTCTGGAAACCAAACATCTATCCGTATTGAAATCAATAATCCAACCCTATCTAATA